AATTTCATACGAGAACGATCAATACCAATGACAAACTTCTTGTTAACTGTAGGATCGTTGTAACGATTCTTCAATTGTTTGACCATCATTTGACCTGCCTGTTCTAACTCATCGTTTGAAATGAGAGCAAACATAAAGTCAGCAGTAGCAGGCAGACCAAATGATTCGGAGGTGTCTTCAAGGCCTACATCAGTAGAAACATATCCAGTTCGAGTAGTTTGAGTTGCAGTAACGATCGGAAGGTTACATTCGACTGCCAGACCTCTTAACTCCTCGGCAATAGCCTTGACGTAAGTATAACTGTTAACATTGGCACCAGGTTTAAATCGGGAACTTGCACATATATTAATGTAATCAATGAAAACAATATCTGGTTTAAATGTTTTCTTCAATGCAAGTTCATTAATCAGTGATTTAAAGTGCCCGGCACCAGCAGAAGCAGTAGGATATTCTTTAATGACTATTCTACCTGTTGTTGCTTCTTTTAACTTTTGAATCTTATCAGTAAACAGTTTACGATTTAATGAATACAAATCATCAGTGGTAATGTTCAGTAAGTTTGCATCAATACGTTCTGCAATTCTTTCCTCTGCCATTTCCATAGTAATATACAAAACATTCTTATTGACAGATAATGCATGTGCAGCCATATGGGTCATGAACATTGTTTTACCAACACCAGTACCTGCCAATGCAACATTCAATGTTTTGTTTGGTAAACCACCTTTTGTAATCTTATTGAAGTATTCTAAATCAAATTCTATTCGTTCTAACTTTTGATGATAGTAATCAAATCGTCTATCAACATCATCTAAATAATCGTGACCAACATGAGAATCAAAAGACACACTTAATGCTTCGGACAGTATTTCTGGTATGGCTTCTGGTGTGCGTTTGTTATCTTTATTTTCTAATATCTGTATACCATCCATTACTGCATTATGTATGGCACGATCTTTACAAAACTTTTCTGTCGTTTCTACTAACCACTCCAGATTAATTTCTTCTGGATTAAGTGATTTGATTAAACCAACAATCTGTTTATATTCTTCATCAGTAATATCTCTACGATTCTGAATATCAATTTCTAAAGTTTCTTTTGTTGGAAGTTTATTATACTGATTAGTAAACTTGAAAATCTCATTGAATAATATTTTCTCTAAACGATTTGTAAAATATTCTTCTTTAATAAACGGTAATACTTTTCTGGAGTATTCTTCGTTGTGTATAAGATTTTTAAGTGTGGTTCTTTCTATTCTTTCGTTCACTTGTTCTTTAACTCTATCTCTATATTCTCTTGTAGTATGACACTGATTGTATCGATAAATTCTTTACTCTCAGTGTCCACATTGTTTGGATTACGTACCACAGTGTAGTCAAACTTAATTCTTAATTGATCGTTTTCTTCAATAAATTTAACTGCACCATAAGAATACATAACATCTTTGTAATCACCTTCGTCAATACGAATACAATCATGCTCGTATCTTAAATGTTGAGCGTAACTATACTTCGGTGATGCCATAACTGAACTCTTTCTTCGCAGCTTCTTCTAACTGTTCCATAATTTCATCAGTGAAATATTTCTCGGGTTCATTTTGTATTGTTTTGGCATATTGTTTTGTACCGTCAGGTAATTCAATTCGTGTTGACACTTGTTTAAATATATTATGTTTCAATGCCAAATCTAATAGACCATAATATCTATCAAGACCTGTATCGTATCTTAAACGTGTATCAACCATCATGTTTTCTTTTGATAATCTACTCTTATGTGTTTTACAGTGAATGATGTTACCGACAATATCAGTACCATCTTTTTCTTTTTTCTTTGAGAGATAGACAATGGTAGAAGCGGCATACTTTAGACCAGAACCCCCACCCATTTCTTTTTGTGGAAACATTGAACCAATCACATCATATGTATGGTTAGTGATAACAAGAGGTACTTTTGCCTTACCAAGTTTCAATGTCAATACTCTAAATGCAGCCTTGACTACTTGTGATCTGGTCATATCTCTTGTTTCTTTACCATCAGCAGTATCTTCGATTTCTTTTGTTGTCGATAACATACCTAAAGAATCTAATACCATGAACAATGGTTTTCTTTTGGATTCATCTAACTCTAAATAAGAATCTAATACTCTGAGTGATTGAGTTCGAAACTCTTGTACAGTTGTCACTGGCATGATTGCAATTCTTTTTGAATCAATACCACGACTTTCAATTAAGTCTTTTGTTAATGCACTTTCTGATTCAAAGTACACAACATTTGCATCTGGATTATTGTCTAGGAAACTTTTGACCATTCCTAGAACAAAGAATGTTTTACCAGTAGCACTTTCACCTGCAATTGCAGTAATCTTATTTGCAGGTAGTCCACCCTTGAGTGAACCAGATATCAGTCCGTTAAAGATATACGAACCTGTATCAATAAAACTTGCAACATCACCTGCTTCAACACCTTCATTTACAATAGAAGCAAATTCATTACCAGTTTCTTTGATTATTTGTTTTAAAAAGTCCATTTACTTTTCACCTCCGTTAGTCCGAATTATAATATAGTAATAGTTGTTATTATAACACACTTTCTTTAATTTGTCAAGCTCTTCTTCATTTAAATAAGTAGAACTTCGCCCAAAATCTGTAATTACATTGACGTAATAATTAGTCATATTCATTTCTTAATGTATCATCTGCAGGTATAAAACGAAAAGGAATAGCTCTCCACTTCTCAATATCTTCACCTTCTAATCGTAAGTTCTCATCTTCTGGAACATAGTTTGTTGGTGGTTCAATATATGCATCTGTTGATACCTTGTTCCATACAATAGGAAAAATTTCATCAACTTCATGTTCTGCCCATAATTGTTTTACTTTTGATAAAGTCAATTCTCTATTGTATTCTACTTTACGTTGATAATCCCAATATTCTTGTAGTTCGAAATATTCTTTTTCTGAAATTGGCATAGTCATATTTATTGTGAATCCCAAACATCATAAGTGTCTTTGTTTAATTCAACACCAATATATTTTCTATTCATCTCTTTTGCAACTTTAGGTATACCACCAGTACCAGCAAATGGGTCAACAACTAAATCATTTTCTTTTGTAAGAAACTCAATTGGTAATCGTACAAACTCTGGTGGAAAAACATAGAATGTATTTTTTGTTTTCATTGTATAATCTAAAACGTTTCGCATCCAATCACCAGTTCTTTTGATTGTACCTTTCTTTGTAAAGATACAGAAATGAAAATAAGGAAAGATAAACTGATCTTTGTAATCATTAGGCATAGGTCTTTTTAAAACAATCTTATAGTCTTTCATTATGTAACCTCTGTCTAACATTTTATTAATTAACATTGTATGTTTAGAATGAACAGATCCATTCATCTTTCTATCTGTTTGACATAGTCCTACAAACCCAGTATCTTTTGTAATACGTGTAAAATGATTCAAACAATCATCAACAAACTTTTCGTATTGATCTAAGTTTTTGTCCATGCCTAAGTCATTGGAATCAGGTATACCAGTGAAAACTAATTGAACAGTGTTATCCTCTATCTTTGGTAATACATTGAAACAGTCATCGTTTATCCACAGGTTTTCCATTAAAAAAACTCCTCTAATGTTTGTTTTCTAGTATGTTTAAAATAATCATAGTCTTTGTCTTCACTGAAACACCATACGTTTTCAATGTAGATATCATTCATAAATTCTTTTTCTTTAAATAACTTATCACTTTTAGGTCGTTGCATAATTCTCATACCAACTTGACCTCGAAACTTATTTGGTATTCGATCAATTAAGTTATCACTTGTGTAATATCTTTTACCTTTGACTTTTGGATCCATAATATTAATTAAAGTATGTTTACTTCTTTCAATACAATTCAATGATACAGGTACAAAGAAATCATCTTGCCATTTATGATATTCATTAAACTTGTGCCATGATTGATCTTCTTCATGTTCACCACCTTTGTTATATTCTTCCGTAGAGAAATATGGTGGTGATGTAAATGAACAATCAATATTATCAATTTCATTCCATGGTATATTTTCTGCACCACTACGATAGATAGTAACTTTCTTTTCACCATCCATGATAAACATATCTTTCTGTTCTTGTATTTGTGGATTACTATTACCTAAAATCTTTTCATATTCAATACACTGTTTCTTGTAAACTTCAAACGTATTTGGGTTTGGATCACAACCAATATATTCATTTGCATTACTTGAATAGAAACCTGCAAGTCGATCACCCCAACCACAACTTGTATCTAATACTCTTTTCGCATCAGTCATCTCGTAGATTGCTTTTGCCACATTAGGTTTAAATTGTGTTGCAATATAAGT